CGGTCGGGTTATCAAGAACGAGGCCGAACCGTCAAATCAGGTGCGTCGCAGCTTCCAGCTCGAACGCACGCTGGGCTCGCCGGACGATGCCAACACGGACCTTCAGGCCGAGTACCTGATCGGGTCCATCGCCAACGAGTTCACGCTCAACTTCGCGACGGCAGACAAGATCACCGCAGACCTGAGCTTCGTCGCCATCGACAACGAGCAGCGCACGCAGAGCGAAGGCGTGAAGAGCGGCGACCGCCCGCAGGTCAGCTCGGGCGACGCCTACAACACGTCGAACGACTTCTCGCGGTTGAAGCTGAGCCTGCTCGACCGCACGAACTCGAACCCGACCAAGCTCTTCGCGTTCGTCACCGAGTTCTCCGTGCCGATCAACAACAACGTCAGCCCGAACAAGGCCATCTCGGTCCTGGGCGCGTTCGACGTGACGGCCGGCGACTTCACCGTGGACGGCTCCGCCACGGCCTACTTCTCGCAGGTCGAGGCGGTCCAGGCGGTGCGCAACAACTCGGACGTGACGCTCGACTTTATCCTGGGCAAGAACAACGTCGGCATCGCGGTCGACGTGCCGCTCATCGCGCTTGGCGACGGCCGCCTCAACGTCGAGAAGGACGCGCCGATCACTCTGCCGCTTGAGCTGGGTGCCGCCGCGGACGGCGTGTTCAATCACACCCTCCTGGCGGTGTTCTTCGACTACCTGCCGGACGCGGCGATGCCGTCGGCATAATCCTGGGGGCGGGTCTGACCGGGCCCGCCCCTCCATTCCCATAAGGAGACGAGACGATGACGACCTCCAAGCAGAACCAGAACGATTCCGCCGAGGGCGCCGAGAAGAAGACCTCGATCTACGACCTGTTCGGCATGGACGACAACATGGAGAAGAAGGGCATCTGGATCGACTACGGCCCGGCCGGCTCGTTCCTGATCGCTCGTGCCGGCGGCTCGAACCAGAAGTTCGCCAACATCCTTCAGGCCAAGACTCGGCCGTACAAGTTCCAGATCGACAACGAGCTGATCGACCAGGAGACCGGACAGCGGCTCATGTATGAGGCGTTCGCCGAGGCCGTCGTGCTGGACTGGGAAGGCGTCTGCGACCGGGATGGCAACCCGATCCCCTTCTCCCAGAAGAACTGCGTCAAGCTGTTCGAGGACCTGCCTGACCTGTTCCACGACCTGCGTGAGCAGGCATCCAAGCTCGCCAACTTCCGGCAGCAGAGCTTGGAGGAGGCGGCAAAAAACTCGTAGAGGTCCTGCTTTACCAGCTAGAGCAAGGACCCGTCGAGCAGCAGATCATCCAGCAGTGCCGGCGTATGAAGGCGCCGATCCCTGATCGGATCAAGAACAAGCCCTATGTCAAGTACGGGCACGAGTTCTGGTGGCAGGCGTACATGGACCTGTCGACCGAGCGCATCAACGGCATGGGCGAGGGAGCGATTCCCTGGTCCGCCGTGATGCGCTACGGTATGCACTACGGCTGCAACTTCTTCGACCTCGAAGACCTCTGGGAGATCGTCAAGCACATGGACGTGGCGTATCTCAAGCACCGAGAGAAGAAGATGAAGTCGAAGCAACCGTCCTCGTCGAAGGGTAAAGGCATAGGGAAGAGCGGCAATGCCTAGGGACTTTAGAGAGCTTCCGTCTTTCCTGAGCAAGGTCGGTCGGAACATCGACATGAACACCGAGAACTTGGTGAAGCGCGTCGCCATCGAGGTAGGTGACGTGCTCATCAACAACACTCGGGTCGACACTGGCCTTGCTCGCTCGAACTGGCAAGCTACTCTTGATGTCCCTGCTGCCGGAACGATCCCGCCGTACGCCCCCGGCCGCAAGCTCGGCTTGGCGGAGACGGCGAACGCGAATGCGGCCAAGGCTCAGCTACAGTCAACTACGTCTATCTTTGACCTCGGCCGCAACCGTGCGATCTTCATCACGAACAACGTACCGTACATCGGCTTGCTCAACGACGGCAGCGTGGCTGAGTCGCCTACTAACTTCGTGGAGAAGGCTGTGCAACGCGGTCAGGCTGTGGTAAAAGCTCAGAGGAGCTTGACGAAACGACCGCGAAGGTAAGGCCCCGTGGCAACCGAACGCTTCATCATCGGAGTCGAGGCCCGAGGTACGCGTCGCGTCAAGCGTGACATCGACGCCATCGGCAAGTCGGCCCGGACCACGCAGCGCACGCTCGCGTTCCTGCGCTCGGCCCTCGTTGTCGTGGCGTCCGCTCGTGTCCTGCAAAACCTGAGTCAGTTCGTCGACGCCTTCACGAACATCCAGAACCGTATCCGGCTGGTGACGGACTCGACGCGTCAGCTCAATGCTGTGACGCGAAGGCTGTTCACGCTGTCACAGGAGACACGTACGTCCTTTGCGACAAACGCTGAGCTGTTCCAGCGGCTCGCCCGAAGTACGCAGGGGCTCAACCTAACCTTCGGAGAGTTGTTCGGTCTGACGGACACGATCACGAAGGCTCTGGCTCTGTCCGGTGCCACGGCGCAGGAGGCGAGCAACGGTCTGATCCAGTTCGCGCAGGGTCTCGCGTCTGGTACGCTCCGCGGCGACGAGTTGCGCTCCGTGGTCGAGCAGCTCCCGGCCCTCGCTGACGCCATCGGTGAAGAGTTCGGCGTGGCCGGCGGCCAGCTCATCGCTTTCGCCAAGGCGAACGAGGGTATCCTGACGACCGAGCGCGTCCTGCGCGGCATCGAGAAGGCCAGCGGCGACATCGACGCGGCGTTCCAGAACACCGAGGTCACGGTCGGGCAGGCGCTCACTCGCGTCCAGAACGCCCTTCAGTTCTTCTTGGGCGGCCTGTCGAACGCGACCGGCGCGAGCCGCGCGCTCGCACAGGGGCTCACCTTCGTGGCCGAGAACATCGACCGCATCGCCCTGGCGCTTGTAGCACTGGGCGGCCTTCTGGTGTTCAACCTCATCACGGCTCAGGTTATCGCTCTCATTGCCCGTCTGAGGGCTCTACTGACCCTCATTGTCCGTGGCATTGGTATCGCGGCCGTCAAGGCGATCTTCGCTCTCACAGGCGCTCTAAAGGGCGTGGCGGGCTTGCTACGGGTGATCCGCGGTCTCGTCCTCACGAACCCGCTGTTCCTGATCGGGGCCGGCGTGATCGCAGGTGTCGTCGGCGCCTTTTTCCTCCTAGCAAACGCTATCAGTAGCGTAGAAGACGTGCTCTCGCGCCTGGGACAGCTCGTAGACAACATCGTGGCCGCGTTCCTGGCCGGCTTGGAGACCATCGTGCTTCGATGGCGTGACCTGCCGGCGGCATTCCTGGACCTGGGCACGCAGGCGGCAAATGCCTTGATCGGTCAGATCGAGCGAGCTGTCGGCGGAGCTGTGAGCGTTCTCAACGTCCTCCCTGGTATCGACTTGGACCCGCCGGAGTTTGGTCGAATCACGAATGCGGCTGAAGGCGCTGCCGCGAGCATTGGAGAGACCTTCGACTCCGTGTTTCAGCGGATCGAAGAGGGTGGTGGCGGTATCGCCGAGCTTCAGCGCCGATTCGAGCAGATTCAGAGCTTCGTCGAGCAGTTCACGGCTCGCGGCGCCGGGCTGTCACCAGATGAGCTTGCGCAGCTCAACGAAGCGCTTCCGACTCAGCAGATCGGTGCGGCTGGCGAAGGTAACATCGGCCAGGGCGACGGTCTGAGCAAGAGCGACCTGGACTCGCTGCGCTCGTCGGTCGAAAGCCTCGTCAGCTCGGTGAGCCCGCTTCAGGACGCGATCTTCCAGGTGGCCGATGCGACCGAGACCTTGAATGCTGCCGAAGAGGCAGGGATCGACATCGGGCTTCGACGGGAAGAGGTGCTTCGCCGGCTGCGCCGCGAGATCGTCGGCGTCGGCAACGATACTACCGGTTATCGAGAGCAGCTCAAGCTCCTCAACGAGGCGCTTCAGGATGGCGTCATCAACCAGCAGGAGTTCACTCGGGCGGCTCGGGACTTGCGCATCTCGTTCCTGGACGATCAGACCTCGCTCGCGGCCGGCTTCGAGCGGACGTTCCTCAAGCTCACCCGAGACGCGGCCGATGGTGCCTCCTTCATCGAGGAGAGCATCAGCGGGGCCTTCCGCGGCGTTGAGGACGCCATCGTGCAGTTTGCCGAGACCGGAAAGCTCGCCATCGACGACTTCGCTCAGCAGGTCCAGGCGGACCTCCTGCGGCTCGCGACGCGCGGCGTGCTCAAGACCGTCGTCGGCGGCCTGGGCAACCTCCTGTTCGGTGCTCTGGGCGGGGGCGGCTTTGGCGGCGGCATCGGTCTGGGTCTCGGCCTCGGCGGGCCGGGTGCAGCGGGCCTGACGGGCTTCCAGGACGGCGGTACGTTCCCGGTGAACCGCCAGAACTCCGTCGGTGAGGTGCCGGGCGTGGATAATCGTGTCGTGGCCTTCCGAGCGAACGACAGCGAAGAGGTCGAGGTGCGTAAGAAGGGCGCAGGAGGTGACAAGGGCGGTCGAGGTGGTATGGTGGTCAACCAGACCTTCAACATCCAGACCTCGGATGCCGAGAGCTTCCAGCGCTCGCAGGGCCAGATTCTCACCAAGGCCGGCGCCGCGATCTCTCGCGCCACACGGAGAAACGGCTGATGGCGTTCCACGACGTAAGGCTGCCCGAGCAGATCGAGCGCGGAAGCACAGGCGGGCCACGGTTCAAGACGACCGTGGTCACGCTTGCATCCGGTCACGAGTTCCGCAACGGCGACTGGGAACGGACTCGCGGCAAGTGGGATGCGGGCTACGGCATCCAGAACACCGACGATCTGTTCGACGTGGTCAATTTCTTCTACGCCCGGGAAGGGCGCTTGAATGCGTTCCGGTTCAAGGATTGGACCGATTTCAGACTGGACAACAACATCGCGACCGGTGACGACACCACGACCGTGTTCCAGCTCGTCAAACTCTACGAGTCCGGCAGCTTCCAGTATCAGCGCCGGATCACGCGGCCGGTCGCCGGTACGATCACAGCGAGTGCGACGGTGAACCTCGTCGGAACCACGACCTACCAGTGGACGCTCAGTGGCTCTGGGACGGGTGAATACTATCTGGAAGCACAGGGCGGCGGGCAGCCGCCGCTCTCGAACCAGCCGCCCCAGGTCCACATCGGCGGATCGTCTGCACCTACCGGCACTGTCGGCTCGCTTGTGCAGGGTGAGTGGGATTGGGCCGACAACGACAGCCTGGGCTTCAGCACGATTTATGTGCGTCTCTCCGGCGACGCGGACCCAGACACTAGCGGCTCTGGCAATGTCCAGGCCGTTTACCCGGACAGCGATGTGACCAAGGACCCTGACACCGGACAGCTTACCTTCGGTACAGCGCCGGCCGAAGGCGCCATCGTGACGGCGGAATGCGAGTTCGATGTGCCTGTGCGCTTCGACACAGACGAGCTGGACATCCAGGCCGAGGCTTACCTTGGCGGTGACGGGTCTTCTGGCGTCATCCCGGACATCCCGCTCGTGGAGATTCGCGAATGAGCAAGACCATCTCCGGGCCGCTGAAGACCCACATCTCGGGTCCTGTCACGCGGCTGGCAACGCTCTGGCGTGTCGACCGCAAGGACGGGCAGTCCTTCGGCTTCACGGATCATGATCGGGACCTCGTCTTCGACGACGGGAACGGCCAGCTCACCTACGAGGCCGAGACTGGCTACTCGCGTACGGCGATCACCAAGAGCATCGGCCTCGGAGTCGACAACATCGACCTCCGCGGATTCCTGGACAGCGCTGCGATCACCGAAGAGGACCTGCGGGCCGGCGTTTGGGACAACGCGCGCGTCTACATCTCGCTCGTTAACTACAAGGACCTGACACAAGGGCAGCTCAAGCTCCTGCGCGGCGTCCTAGGCGAGGTGGCGATTGGCGATGAGAGCTACAATGTTGAGCTTCGCAGCCTGTCTCAGCCCTGGCAGCAGACGATCACGCGGGTCTATACGCCCAACTGCACGGCGGACCTGGGCGATGCTCGGTGCAAGGTCGATCTGAGCGCGTTCCGCCAGACGGGCAGCGTCGCCAGCGTCGTGAATGCGCGCACGATCACGACCACGGGGATCACAGGCGCCGACAACTTCCACAACTACGGCTTGCTCACCTTCACGTCCGGGCCAAACGAAGGGACCTCGTTGGAGATCAACGACTGGACCCTGTCCACGGCTACATTGCAGACGTGGCTGGGCTTCCCGTTCGAGCCGCAGGTCGGAGACACCATCGAAGTGATTCCGGGCTGTAACAAGACGACCGACCACTGCAAGAACAAGTTCAACAACATCGAGAACTACCGGGGCTTCCCGACCGTACCGAACCAGCGTAAGGTGCAGCGGGTCAACTCTCCGACCGATTAGGAGGCCGCTGTGCATAAGGCTCAGGACGTTATCGAGAAGGCGCGTGAGTGGATCAACACGCCTTACCGCAACCAGGGGCGGACTAAGGGTGTCGAGACCGATTGCGTCGGCATCCTCATCGGTGTGGGTCAAGACCTCGGCTTCGACACGGCGCATGAGCCTAAGGACTACGGGCAGATTCCGAACCCCAAGAAACTGCTTGCTCGCATCCGACAGTTTTGCGAGTTCAAGAGCTTCGATGTAGAGGATGCTCGCCCGGGAGACATCCTTCTGATAACGTGGCGGGAGCAGCCCGGCGGCCTCCCGCATCATACGGCCGTTCGAGCGGAATGGAACGGACGCCCGACGATGATCCATGCCCACTCCATCGCCGGCAAGTGCGTCGAACACGGCCTCACTCCCGACTGGAAAAAGCGCGTCCGGTCGGTGTGGCGCGTGCTTAACCAGGAGGACTAGCTAGATGGCATCCTTGGCAGTAGCAGCCGCGGGCGCGGCCGTCGGTGCAGCGGCCGGTGCCGCCGTCGGCGGTACGGTGCTCGGCGTCTCCGCCATTCTGTTCGGCGCTCAGCTAGGCTTTGTTATCGGCTCTCTCGTTGGGAACTTGTTCTTCGGTCCAGAGGTGCCGGATCAGAAGGGGCCGCGGATCAATGACGTGAACGTGTCAACGAGCACGTATGGGCGCGTTATCCCCATCCCCTACGGCTCCTGCACGGTCGGCGGCAACATGATCTGGCTGGGTCAGATCATCGAGCGCAAGAACTCCCGAGAGGTCGGCGGCAAGGGTTTCGGCGGTGGCGGGGCGACCCAGACCACGTTCGAGTATTTCGGCAATTTCGCAGCGGCGTTCTGTGAAGGTCCTATCCAGAGCATCCGTCGAATCTGGGCCGACAATCGACTGGTGGTTGATCTGACGGAGAACAACAACGGTCAGTCCTACGCCTACGACGCAGGCAACTACACGATCTACCTGGGGACAGAGGATCAGCAGCCGGATTCCCTGATCGAAGCAGACCTTGGCGTCGGCAACGTGCCGGCGTATCGAGGAACTGCATACGTTGTCTTCAACGAGCTGCCGCTGAAGGATTTTGGCAACCGTATTCCAAACATCGAAGCGGAAGTAGTGGCGGCTGCGAATCCAGCTTGGGATCAGACCTATGGGATCGGCGATCTCACGTCTCAAAACATCAATGCGGGCACCATCTATATGGACCCGCAGCAGCCGATCCTCTGGCATTGCGACGGTTTCCCAGCTCTTGAATCTGTTAACTTCCAGAAGATCGAGCGGTTTGGGAACAATCTTATTCAGTCTAAGAACATAGCCGATATTGGTCCCGATAAGAGTGATTACATTCTAAATGGATTTGGGGTCTTCATAGAGGATACAGGATCGGATTTTGTTGTCCGACGTGATGGCAACCTGAATAATTTTGACTTTAGCGATGGGTGGTCTGGTAGGACTTCTGCTCCGATTGTTGATCCTTTTTATGATCTAATCTATATCTGGGCATGTCCAAATACTCTTTTTGAGAGACCTTTCGTACTAGAGTTGGATAAAGACTTCAACTTTACAGGGTATGCTTGGGGTGGTCTTGACCAAAGATTCCCCGATGATGCCTTTGGTCATGTGGTCTACAACGTCGACGCCTTGAAGCGATTTATCGTAGTTGGGTTTCAGGACCCAGCGACTACTACTGCGTCTGGTGATTCCGGAGGTGCCTGTTACATCCTCGATGCTGGATTGGGTCTTGATGGACCAACTTACAATGTCGAACGTCCGGTGAGCGCTTTCCTGAGCGGTCCTGAGCCTGTGAACGACTACGGCATGAACCTCGGTCTCGCTATGGTGACGCCGCCTATGGGTGATCTGGCGCCTGGGGGACCTAGTGATCGCATTGTCTATAACATTGCTTATGATCCAGATGGTAAGAAAATCTGGGTCCTCACTGCTCGAACTGATACTGCTGCAACCGGCGCCACTATTGCAGAGTTCAACACGGAAACAGAAGAGTGGTCTTTCGTTGCTCTAGAAGGTAACACCGGAGGTAACACAGGATTTAAGAAAGTCCTGAACATTTTTGATGCGGTTGATAACAGTTCCGGCGGCGGGGCTGGTATCACTTATGACACCAACACAGGCCACCTTATTTTGATCGGCGAAAATGACCTATCTTCGACAGATTACTTCCGAATTAACCCGGAAAACTATACCGTGGAAGCATCGGCTGACCGATACACAGATAATCGCCCTAAAGGTGCATGGGGGCGATCTGAAAACATTTCCAATCCTCAAGTACCAGGATCGTTCTGGATAACTGATTTCGATTCAGTTGAAAATGCAAACGTGACTGCGCTTATAGAGACTACAAACTTCCAAGTCCTCGAAAAGCGGGTGCATGATAACAGTTTTGCCGGCGGAGGGGCCACTGCGGTAGGTGGAAGCAATACGCCTATCGTGGATCGTCGGACAACGAGCCTGTGGTTCTTCGAGTCGGGCGTCACGGGCGAACCTGACGGTCTGGTTCGCGCCAAGTTCTTCGACGATGACGCAGGGACAAGCGTGGCCGACATTATCCGAGACCTCGCTACGCGAATCGGCCAGACCTCGGCTGACATCGACGTGAGCGAGCTGACGGGTGACACCGTCGCCGGCTATGTCATCGCCTCGGAGAGTACGGCTCGCGGTGCGGTAGAGCCCTTGAAGCTCGTGGCCGCCATGGATGCGGTCGAGAGCGACTGGATCATCAAGTTCCTGAAGATCGACCGCAGCTCTGTGGCAACGGTCGCCTGGGATGACCTTGGCGCCGAAGTCGGGAACAAGTCGGCCGACGTGCGTCTGCGCGAACCGCGGACTCAGGAGAAGGACCTGCCTATCGAAGTGAGCATCACAGCGATGCTTCAGACGCGCGAGTACCTGCCCAGCACGCAGACGGCTCGGCGTTGGCAGGACCAAGGCGCGGGTGACAGCGAGGGTAAGAACGACATCCAGATTCCGGTCATCTTCCAGTCGGATGCCGACATCAAGAAGATCGCGGATCGCATCTTGTTCGCGCAGTGGTCGCGTCGCCAGAACCAGGAGTTCCGGACAGGGCCGAAGTTCTTGGACATCGACCCCATGGACGTTGTGACCATCGAGAAGCGTGGAAGCGGCGTCGTGGCAGACATCCCATCCCAGGTCACGGAGATGGAGATTGCGCCCGGCGGAGCTATCTCGTTCACGGGGCGTGTCTCGGAACCGTTCCTGTTCACCGAGGCGGCCGTTGAAGAGAGCATCCCGGTTCCGACCGAGGAACTTTCCGGTGTGGGAATCCCAGTCGATTCGCCTACGCTGGGCTACTTCTGGGACGCTCCGCCGATCACGTCCATCAACACGAACGGATCGCCTGTATGGGGCGCAGCGCCGCTCCTAGGGCAGTCGAACTACCAATGGAGTGGCGCGAGCCTCAAGCGGTCCTCTGATGGCTCTGTGGGGAGTTACCAGGACGTTGCCTCCACGGATGTCGAGCTGCCAGCGTTCAAGCTGCGTGAGGTGTTCCCGGCCGCGGACCCAGTCGAAGATAATTGGAACGCCTTCAACGGGGGTTTGAGCGTACAGGTCGAGATGGTGGCCGGTAACATCGACCCGACAAGCGCGAGTCGGATTGATGTGCTCAACGGCGCGAACATCGCGGTCATCGGTAGCGAGGTGATCCAGTACATCGACGTGACCAACGACGGCGATGGCCTATTCACGCTCTCCAACATCCTTCGCGGTCGCTTTGGCACCGAGACCGAGATGGTCGAGCGTCGAATCGGTACGAAGGGCTTTCTGGTGAGCGACGCTCCCGGAGCGTTCGTTCCGTTCGCCTCTGAGGTTTCTCGGGGTCAGACCAACTTCTACAAGAGCGTGACCTTCGGCCTCTTCGAGGACAACGCGGCGGCCGAGACGTTCGTCCACACTGCCCGTGGTCTCAAGCCGTTGTCGCCAACTGGGCTCGCGGCGACCGTGGACGGCAGCGGCAACAAGACGATCACCTGGATCAGGCGCACTCGCTTCAACGGAGAGTGGGCTAACGGCACCGGTCGAGTTCCTCTCAACGAAGTTTCCAAGGAGTACGAAGTCGACCTACATAAAGCTGGAAGCATAGTCCGATCCTTCACGGAGATTGAAACGGAATCTCTACTCTACGAAAAGGCAGACTACGATGCTGACTTCCCGGCTTCTGAGACTTTCGGAGCTGACGACGGAGACCTTTTCTTAAATCTGGATTTTGAAGAAGGCGACCTATCTCTCTGGATAGACCCGAGCGATGATTTCGAGATCAGGTCTAGCGACGGCGCCATTTCGGCTATTCAAGGGTCGTTTTTTGCGCTAAACGACAATGGCAGTTCGACTTCTCTATCAAGTCTCTCGCGCGAGATTGACGTGACTGAGTTGTCTATCGCTGGCAACGGGGCGGCCTCGTTCGACGTACAGGTGGGTACTACCAGCAATTTCTTGAGCCCACCCTACCAGCTCAGGATAGAATGCCTGGACCGGAACGGTAACGTGCTACGAGCCGCGGAGACGGCCGCCACTAACGCTAGCGGCGGTACGTGGATTGATGTAAGCTCGCCCACGGTAAACGTACCAGAGGACACCACGAAGCTGCGAATCGTGCTCAGCAGCGAGCGCAACGTGGGCTTTGATGACGTAAGGATCAGCGTGACTCGCAGCAGCACTGGGAAGGTAGCCGCAGAGGTCTATCAGATCAGTGACGCGGTCGGCCGCGGACAGCCAAGAAAGAGGGTTGTATAGATGGCGAATAGCCCGTACACAGGCGTCGAGCACATCGAACCGAACCAAGCGCAGAAGGAGGTCACGGCCAACAACGGTTTTGACCGCCTATCGCGTTTCGTCGCTGAAACAACTTCGATCACAATCTCCGGAGATCGGCTACTCACCGAGCAGGAGTTTCAAGAAGCCGTGCGCTTTGATCTAGGCGGAACGCCGGGGTCTGGATTCCTGTTCGAGGTGCCGAGCACGGTGAAGAAAATCTTCATCGTGAACAACCAGACTGATGCCGATGCTACGGTACAAGTCACAGGCGGCGGAGGCGCCTCTGTCGTTGTCGGAGTGGGTGACGAAACCCTGCTCTACTCCGATGATACAGACATCACGGTGATTGGCGGCGGAGGTGCTGATGTCGGCAAGGCGTTGGTAAGCTCGAATGATACCACGCTAGACTACCTCATAAACAAGCTGGTGGCCGGTAGCAATATCACCCTCACTGAGAACAACGATGGCGGCAACGAGACACTTACCATTACCTCCACGGCCAGCGGCGGCGGCGGCAGTAGCGGTGCTGGGGGTGTACTGAATTGGTCTGAACTTGCGCTGGTGAACGGCGGCTTTGAAGACGCCACGGATTTGGCTGGATGGACTGTCAACGGCTCCGCCACGGCTACCGGGACTGGTGCCGGAACGGGTTTTGTCGACATCTCGGCTATCGAAGGCAGCCAATTCCTGAAGCACGCGACTAGCGACAGTTCTGACTTTTGGGTCGAACAGGAGGTAGCCTGCGATGCACCGAACGGCGGGCTTGTTCTACTTACCCTGGCGGTTGCGGAAGCTGGTGCTACGGGTGATACTCCGTTCGCTTACATGGAAGCTCGTGATGCTGCCGGAGGCACAAATCTCGCTGACACTGGAAACATCGAGTTCCCTGGATTCGGAGAGGACGTTTGGGCCTGGGTCCACTACTGGTTCGAACTGCCTTCTGGTACGTCTCACCTTCTAATCCGTGTAGGTGGCCTTTTTGTCACCGGCTCTATCACCAATGTGGCCATTGATGACGTGAATGCCTACTTATTCGCGACGCCTCCGGGGTTTCAAGGTGCTGTGGCCTCCAAGACTTCGGCCGAGTCTCTTTCGGGTTCCAACTCCTCGAATATCTTGAGCTGGGATTCTGAAGACTACGATGAAGGTGGTTGGCACGACAACGTGACGAACAATAGTCGTCTCACAGTTCCGTCGGATGTCACCAGAGTTCGAGTAGGTTTTCATCTGGATTTTGATACACCGGGTAGCGGCGCTATCCAAGCCTTCATTCAGAAAAACGGCAGCACAGGTTCCCCGGGACTTGGTGGCAGCTCCGTTACAGCCTATTCAGGGTCGGAGTTGCTTTCTTACATCTCACCGGTGCTTGAAGTTACTGCCGGAGACTACTTCGAGGTTGAGGTTCTCGTGGATGATTCTGGCGGGGGTCAGATTGATGCTACGAGTGGGACTCGTTTCTTCATCGAGGCGGTCCCTGACACCTCTGGCGGAAGCGGCAGCGGCGTCTCCTTGTTTGAGGACCTTACGGATACTCCGAACTCGTACACCGGAGAGGCAGGTCGTGGTCTAGCTGTCACCAGTGGTGAGGACGGGCTAGAGTTCGTTGATCTCGTCACGAACTACGATGAGCTGTCAGACGTGAACCTGTCTGGCCTTACCAATGGGGATGTGCCTCAGTGGAACGGGACCGCTTGGGTGAACCTACCGCTGTTGGCAGCTAGCCGACCGGTGAATCAGCCTTGGAAGGGTGCTTTCGCCACACTCACTGCGGACGACAATAATCTCACCTTTCCTTATATAGTTCCGTGGGATCAAGCCAGCATCGACACGGATAGTTTCTGGGATTCTGGAAGTCCTGAGCGGTTCACAATCCCTTCAGGTGTCACCAAAGTCCGTCTCAGGACCCGTATTGAGATGGGGGCTGAGGCGTCCGATGCTGGCATCTTTTTGGGCTTCAGAAAGAATGGTTCCACTTTTGACCTTAGCGGTGACATTAACTGGGTCCGATCTACTGGTGGCTTCAATAATAACATCGCTTATGCAGAGTCCAGTGTACTTGAAGTGACCTCTGGCGACTACTTTGAGGTCAGGGTGAATCCTGATGGGTTCACACAGGATGATATTCTGCAAGGAGAGAGTTATTTTGAGCTAGAAGTATTGGAGACATCTGATGCTGAAGCTCCTCCGTACGAGTTCAAGTCCTTCACACAAGGTCTACCGGGAGCTTCGGAGCTGGTCTATCAGGAGGTGATCGCTCGCCCGGTCACGCTGCCCTCTGGCCTCACCGACTCTCAAGGCTATGCGGGTACGGCGCCGGCCGATGGCGCGAAGGATTTTGACGTACAGAAGAATGGTTCTTCCGTAGGAACCGTGAGCTTCGCGAACGGATCGAACACGGCCACCTTCACGATGGCATCGGCTACCCAATTCGCTGCTGGTGATAGGCTTGCCTTGGTGGCGCCCGGAACTCAGGACAGCGCCATGGCCGATGTGTCCATCACCCTTGCAGGCACGAGGGACTAACTCATGAACAGGTACGAAGTCGTCAAGAAGGCAGAGGTCTCCAAAGAGGCTTTCCTGAACGAGCTACGCGGATACGGTGTTCTTGTACGGGACCTCTCTGCTCTCAAAAACCATTTCCGGATCGACACTGATCTGGACCTAGAAGAAGTGATCTCTATGCCGTGCGTGAAGACGGCTAGCCGGTCGGATTCTATCGTTCGCGGTGCTCGCTCAGTTACGCACGATGGCGACTTTTTCGCCTCGACAAACGGAAACTGGGGCCTTGCTAGAACTCTACTCCGCACAAACCCATGGCAGCGTCTCGGAAAAATGTTCAAGGCCCCGGAATGGCCTAAGACAGTTACACTGCCTGCTGAGAGCCGAAACGGACGTGACGTGGATGTTTACGTCGTGGACAGCGGATTCAACTATCCACAAGATGAGCTTCCTGGAAGGGTCACTATCGTTTCAAACGAAATAAGTGGTAAAGATAATGCTGATGATGAGTTCGGCCACGGAACTCCAATAGCTAGCATGATAGCTGGTATAAATTTCGGGGTAGCTCCTAGAGTTTCGATAAGAGTTGTACGTGTTTTAGATGAGCAAAACTTGGGCAGTGCTAATGATATTATTAACGGGCTTGATACTGTTCTGTCTCAATTTAACATGAGAAATAGATATGCGATAGTGAATTTGTCCATAAGCAGTACAAGTACCGCTCTAAAAGAAGCCGCGGAAGAATTGGCTAATTCCGGCATAGTAGTATGCTCGTCTGCTGGAAATGATGACGTTAACTTAGACGTAGACCTCCAAGCGAACGAGGTAGCTCTAGCTTTTGGCACAATAACTTGCGGAGCTTTAACCTATAGGGACACGAGGGCAGACTTTACGAACTACGGCTCTGTAATAGATATATTCGGTCCTGGTAAAAACTGCGTAGGATCGGACCTTGGAAATACAACAGACACCTTCTCTGGAACATCCTTCGCTGCGCCGCATGTCTGTGGAGTAGCTGCACGTTTGGCGGAAGGGCGCTTAAAACCATTTGGTTATAGCGGGGCTGCCGACGTTATCGGTGAGGTTCTTCTGAACGCCTCAACTAAAAAGATGCGTAAGTGGCGGTCAGATACTACAGATAGAATTGTCTATGCTGATGAAAACCTACCTGCCGTTACGGAAGCGGACCCCTTTGTTGTGGGCGCAGGGAAAGACGTAGCGGGTACAACGGATGTCACAAGTATAGACTTAGATTTCGATGCTGACACTCAAGCCAATGATCTGGTTCTTGCTTTTATAACCCATAGGGACACCCTTACTGTTCCTTCTGGATGGAGTCTAGTAGTAAGTCAACAATGTTCTACAGTTAACACTTCAATAACGCAATATATGTCTGTTTATAGCAAAACATATCAATCCGGTGACGGTTCTTCTGTCACTTGGATTCAGGCTTCGTCGGAACGAATGCAAGGTGTCGTGGTTACAATAAGGGGAAGTTCGACTCCTGTGGTCAAATCTAACGCCACTGGGCAGTACGATGCTTCTTCAACTGATCCAGGTCTTCATCCGGTTCAACCTGTAACGGCTACTGCCGATAATCAGATAGCTTTTAGCGCGTCTTCATGCGTATTCGCTAATACTCTTGGAGCTACAACATACACAGTGCCTTCCATGGAGAACTCTGTGCTTAGGGACATCCAAGAGGACCTCCGAACTTCTGTGTCTTGGCATCAGTTAGCGAACGGGGAGTCCACAAGCGGCAACCACTCTCATGGCAATAGTAGTACGCACGATGGCGCCGAGGTTAGCGTTCTGGTAGGTTTACCCTGACCAAAGCAAGGATTCTTACGATGAACCAGGACTGGACCAAACCTGGGAACTGGGCCCTGCGTCGCGGGTTCATGTTCTCCGTGTCGGCTTTCTGCATGGCCGTGATCGCCTATATCCTGTGGACCGGCCTGGACACCGAGCCCGCGGAGACGGCCGTCAGCATGGCGTTTGTGGTCCTCCTGGGTAACGTCGGCTCGTACGTGTTCGGGGCCTGCTGGGACGACAAGAACCGCTACGGTCAGAAGGACAGCTAACATGCTCGCGTCAGTTCCTTTCATCGGCGGGTTCTTGGGCAAGATCGGTCTCAAAGGCGTCCTGACCGGCTTGGCATTGGTCGGCGTTGTTGCTACAGTGGCGTTCGGCTACTGGCACTACACGAGCCTCCTGGACAAGGTGAGCGTGCTAGAGCGGAACGATCAGGTCCAGAAGCAGACCATCGAGACGCAGCACCAGACCATCGACGCGCAAGGCGAGGCGATCCAGGAGTGGGAAGAGGCCCAAGAGGAGCTACAGCGCCGGCTTGAGCGCCTACAGAGGGTCGCTCGGCAGGCTCGACAGGAGACGAGGCGGCTCAATGACATATTCGCGGAACACGATCTCGGCCGTCTCGCTCGCGAAAAGCCTGGGCTCATTGAGCGTCGTGTTAACGATGGCACTGCTGACGCTCTCCGCATGCTCGAATGCGCCTCGGGAGCTGATCTCCCGCAGTGTGGAGACCGAGGTCAACCGACCGCCGAAGGTGACAGCGCTCCCGAAGCCGGAACCGATTGAAGCGCTGCCCGTTGAGTTCCAGGTCATCCGTCAGGGCGACGGTGCGCTGTTCTGTCTCACCCCACAGGGCTACGAGAACCTCTCCAAGACCCAAGCTGATACCCTACGCTGGGTCCAAGAGGCCAAGTGGCGCCTGGACTACTACGAACGTGAACTCCGCGATCAGCCCGCGGCCGATTCGGACCCCGAGGAGGCCAACTGATGTCCGACGAGCAACTCAACCCGGCGACCCGTCTAGCCATGCAAGAAGTCTCCGAGAAGGCCGCGGACAAGGCTGTACGAGACATGCTGATCCGTCTCGGGATCAACCCTGACGATCCCATCGAGGCGCAGAAGGACTTTGCCGCCATGCGGGAGTTCCGCGAGCTGATGCTGGACCAGGAGTGGCAGAAGGACCAGCTTCACCTTCGCCGCTGGCGCAAAGCCATGGACACCATCGAGACGAAGGGCATCATGGCCGGGATGGGGTTCATGGTCATCGGCGTCGTCGGCTTCGTGGTCTACGGCGTCAAGGCGAAAATCTTTGGAGGGTGAGACGATGGGATACCGACTGAGTCAGCGGTCGCTTGACCGCATGGAGGGCGTGCATGGCGATCTACAGGATGTGGTCTGCAAGGCCATCCAGATCACCAAGGTCGACTTCACGGTGCTTGAGGGCCTGCGCAGCGAGAGCCGGCAGGCTCAGCTCGTCGAGAGCGGCGCTTCGCAGACCATGAACTCGCGGCACCTCACCGGCCATGCGGTCGACCTGGGTGCCTGGGTCGACGGCGAGGTGCGCTGGGACTGGCCGCTCTACCACAAGATCGCTGACGCGATGAAGGAGGCGGCCGAGGAGCTTGGCGTCGACCTCGAATGGGGCGGCGACTGGGAGAGCTTCAAGGACGGCCCGCACTTTCAGCTCTCCTGGTCGGAGTACCCGGCATGAAGGCGGTGATGTTGGCGCTTGTGGCGTGGATGTCGGCCAACACACCGTTCGATCCGCCGGCAGACACGCCTCTGCCTTCTGTCGCCGTCGAGGAGCAGCGAGTGTTGGAGTACATGGCCGAGGTGCCCGGAATGGGGATCATGGCCCTGTACGAGCGCGAGGCGAACCGCATCTGGCTCAGCACCGAGGTTGATCTGACGACCGTCCGCGGCAAGTCCACCATGCTGCACGAGCTGATCCACTGGGCTCAGGAGTATGCGCCATCGGGCAAGGTCTACCAGTGTGAGGGCCTGAAGGAGTTCGAGGCCCATGCGATCCAGGAGGAGTACCAGGAGGCACATGGGATCGAGAGCACGATTCCCTGGATGAAGGTCTATGCCTTCTACCGCTGCCCGCCACCGTTCGCTCCTGGGGCAAAGTAGCTGGTCTTCTACCTAGTCCTGGCACTAGAATTTTCGACTCGATCTGATGTACGCTGCCCCGGGTTAACCAGTTTCCCGGGGCAGTGTCATGGGCAAGAGCCTGCCAAACTCGATCCTCAACGTGCTTGCGCAGCACGTCCGCATTTTCGACGGCAACAACGACGGTCCCGTGAACGTAGCTCGGATCAACGGTTCGTTCGGGCTCAGCGTGATCGACATCGGCTTCAGCCAGCTTGAGGCCGGCGACCTGTTCCAGGTCTCCGAGAAGTTCCCAAATCTGTCGGACGGAGGCAACGCGGACCTTCTAATCAAGGTCTCGTCGAACGTGAACGTCGTCTGCGCCTTCAAGGTGGTAGGGCAAGCTCGATCCGAGCTGTTCCTATACGAAGGAACCACGGTCTCAACCGACGGAACTGAGCTGACGCCTCGATCTCGCAACCGGCAAAAAGCTAGCGACGCTTCGGCCGCCGCGAGCTTTCACAGTGGTCCTACCGTTACGGATGTCGGCACAGAGCTGATGGCGAGCAGGGGCCCTGGTGGGGCTTTTGGTCTATTTGCCACAGGCGGTGAGTCCGCAGACATCGCTCAATGGGTGTTAAAAAGGGACGAGAACTACCTGTTCCGCCTCACGAACGACTCCAACGGCGCCGCGGACTACAGCATCTCCATCGGCTTCTTCGAGACGTTCGTCAAATAGGTCTAGGCCCCATCTTCTCGTTCTCGTTCACCACGGCCTCGGCTCGGGCGTAGATAGCACTGGCGTCGGATTGTGGGTGGAGAAGAGCAGCTTTCTGTACGGATCGCCGTGGCCTGGGTCCGCTCTTACCCCACATGAAGAAGACGCCGTTGTAGACCATGAACACCGTGGCCCTGGTCGCCTGCTCCTGCCAGCTCTCGGGCTTGACGTAGACGGGATAGGCACGGCTACCCTCGCCCTGGATGTTCTGCGGAATCCGCGGTTCCGGGATGATCGGCAAGTGGTATCGCTTTTTCAGGCTCATAGGTTCCTCGTTAGGACCATGCCCCGCCGGAAGCCGCCGCGCTCTTCGCGCTTCTCCAAGACGGCCTTCTCGATCTCAGCCCACGGGACTCCGTTGGTTTTCGCCAGTTCGAGCATGACTTCGAGCAGGTCTGCGTACTCAGCGGGGTCGCCTGGGTTGTCAGCGATCTCCGCGGACTCCTCGTGTAGCTTCTGCTGAAGGAGCATCCGCTTGCCGGCGAGTGTGTTGCAAGGCGCCAGGGTGTCACCTTCGTTGAGCTGGCGGGTGAAAGCGCGCTCGATGTGATCTCGAACGAGCTTGACCTTGACGGGAGAGGGCTTGTCGCCCCCTCCCCAGGTCGGCTTGAAAGCCGTCATCAACGGACCTCACAGGTGCCAGAGGTACAGGCCAGCTCGCGAGAACCCGTTGTGTTGTCGGTATCCTCGTAGCTACCCAGCTCAGACCAGTCGACGTTCTGCGGCATGGCCGCTTCGAGCTTCTGAAGCTCTTCTTCACCGACGGCCTCGTACGGGGCCTGATGGTAGCTGCCGCCGTCGAAAGGTAGGAACGAGACACCGGAGAGCTGGTCGAAGTGGTTCCAGGCCCAGGCCCCGACCTCGGGCCATTCGTGCTCCCGGACGTAGACCGTGATCGACGGCTTGTGCTCGCAGTAGTGGTCCTGCACGAGCTTCCAGTGCTCAAGCTGGTCGATGGCGGTCATGTCGTCCCGGGTCATGGCCTCGTCCGCGATCCGACGCGGGAACGAGAACACCATGGTCCGATCCTCCTTACCGCGCTCGGGCTCGCCGAC